TCAAACAACTTCATTGTTTTTTGATGAAATTGAACACTCTGTGGAGTATAATCTCTCTCTGGAATCATTTCTTTCGGAGGAAATACAATTACTGTAGGAGTCCCTATAAGCTGTGCTAAGTAAGAAAAACCGCCGCGTGATGATATTAGATAAGAACAATTTGAAATTGCAGTAAAGAGCTGTTTAGGAGTCATAGTATAATCAAGATATTCTATGCTACGTTTGGATTTTTTCAATTCCGAATTTAAATCATTCCAATATTTATTAACAACCTTTTCATCTCGCGCAATCATTTTATCACCGATATTTTCAAAAGAATTTTGCGAAATTAAATCCCAGCCAATTGGAGGAGAATATTTGTATATGCAAACAGAATCTTTTTTGGGCCTACTCCATTGTGACTTAGTAGGATACCATTCCATTTGTGTTGAAAGAGGTGAAAACACATATTGCTCCATATTAATTGGAACATACTTATACCACATATTTCTATGAGTTCTATCTATATGAGAAAAAAGGCCTTTACCTTTCAAAGCACTTTTATAAGTTCTTAAAATATTTCCAAATGACCTTCTTATTTTAGTAAATTTAATTTCAATATCTGAATCCCATTCTTTAATCATATGTTCAATTTTGGCTAAAGTAGATTCTTTATTATTAAACCCTTTTTCGGCATGTGTATCGTCATATAAAATTTTTAATCTTATAGGCCTAATTTCATTTAGCCATAACCAATAATTCATATTACAAACAATATCGCCATAACCATAATCAGTTATTATGCTAACCATTTTAGACAGATCAACATTTAGTTCATTTAAAAATACTGAATCTATACTATTATGATGATATAATTCGTGTTCTAATTGATGATATTTTGCCCACCTATTAGTAGGTAAAAGAATCCTATTCCCATCAAATAAAACTTTTATTGCTTTTTCCTTATTCATAACTATACCCTATATTATACCCTATTTCTGTATTAATATCAACTGTTAACTTGCCGGTTGATTTTTCTGAAAAAATATATTATAATAAATATGTTGTCGGCACCGGAGAATATATAAAACTATATCTCGATGTGAAACATGCTATATTTAAACTGTTGTTCATTATATTGCGAAATTCGTTCTTTAAAATGTTTAAGAGTATAATTGGTATAAGATTTATAAGATAAATCATCAGCTATATCAAATAATACGGCTTCTGTTTTATTATCACCTTTTCGCAATCCTCTTCCTATCGATTGTAAATTTCTTATCTTAGACTTAGAAGGACTGGCAAAAATGATATTATGAAGATTCCTAATATTAATACCAGTAGAAAATGTTCCGAATGAAGCCACAATAATCGCGTCAGTTTCTTGTTCTGTAATTTTTCTAATTTCTTCTCTATCTGCTCCATCTACTCCTCCATGTACAAAAAATACTTTCCTATTACTCTCTACTTTTTCTTTTATTATATTATATAATATTTTACCATGTTTTTCAACAAATTGAAACAAAAGTAATGTATTTCCTTTTTGATCAACTGCTAGATTTCGAATAAATTTATTTCTTTTAGGATGTCTAACGAGGTAATCCATTTCCTCTTGATATGAAAATCCTTTACACTCTGCTTTTGATTCATCACTATAAGTTAGTATAAGTGCCTTAATAGAAAATTCTGAAAGATATCCAGCATCAATTAAATCTTTTGTTTGGGTTACACTAAAAACCGGGCCAAATAATCCCTCAAGAATTAGCTTGTGAGTTTGAGTATCATCTAATGTACCCGTTGTACCAAATTTATATCTACATTTTTTTAACTTGCTCATTACAGAAGTTAAGGATTTGGCTTTAAATAGATGTGCTTCATCACCCACCATAAACTCGAATCCTTCGAAATAGCTTTTGGGTAAATTATATATTGATTGCCAAGTTGATATAACTATTGGTTTATCAGTTTCTTTTTCTTTACCAGCCTTTATAATATGACAATTTTTTTCTACATCCCAGTTATCACTATATTCTTGAAAATCTGTATACATTTGTTGTGTTAATGATACAGTTGGCACTACTATGAGACTCCTTGTATTATAATACCTTAATAACAAATATATTATAAGAGATTTTCCGGAAGCTGTTGGAGATAAGAGTAAGCACCTATCATTTTGAATACAATGTGTTACAGCTCTTAATTGATAATCTCTGGGTTCTAGATTTAAAGCGTAGTTTCCATATAACCGAGAGCAATCAGTATCAGTGAAATTATTATTACCGAACGTAAAACTTTTATCAACTTGTAATTCATAGTCTCCGACCTCACAGAATTTTTTAACATATTCAGCAAGTCCATAATATAATCTCCCTGTTCTTATATCGAATAATCTAATTTTGCCGTCCCAAAATCCATTTTTGTAAGACGATGTGAATCTAGCATTTGGAACTTCAAACGTAAAATAATCATTTAATTCCGCAGCTTGACCTCTTTCACACTCTACTAATAAATGAACATCATCTATTTTTTTTAATATCATTGTCCCATTGTAAAGCGTAAAAAGTCAATTGCTGATTTAATATTATATCCTCTAGTATTTAGGGATTTGATAATCGATTCTAAAAACTCTACTTTTATCTTTTGATATTCTAATCTTTGATCAGATTCAATTAAATCTTCATCCCCATTTAGATATGTTTCTATTTTAGGTTCATATCCCTTAATTAATTTAACTTTAAATTGTTCCCATCCATGTTCTTCTAATTCTTCTTCACTCATTTTTCCAGCATACCAAATAGTTTTATACTTTAGAAGTCTTTTTTTATCGTAAAAGAATTTTTTTTTGGTGAGAGATTCATCGTTATAAATTCCTAAGTATTTACTATGAAGATTAGGGAGTTTTAATAATTCTAAATCTAATTTGGTATCTTCAATCTGACAATCTTTTTGCCACATTGTTTGAATATCACTTAATTTCATAATGTTTTATGTAGGTTCGTTTAGCCTTGTCATTGTATAATAATTATATTGGAAAACTATGTCTGCTGTAGAATATGTTATATCGGCAGCCATTATATCAAACTGAACTGCTCCGAGAGATTTAGGCCACAAATTATAAAAATCAAATCTTAATGAGGGATTTTTTGAACCAGTAAGAATGAATAAAGATCCAGTTGTATCAACTCCAATTTCTTTTCTTTTTTCATAATCCTTGAAACCGAAAGGTTTTCCTAAACCAATTATCCATGATTGAATTTCTTCCCAATTTCTTAGATATTCATCGACGATTATTGTTATTGAAAATTCATCAAATGTTACATTATCACCGGCAACATAATGTTGTTTATGGGGTGTGGGTATAGCTATTTCTGATATTGAAACACCTGGTAAATTAGCTGTTTGACAGTAAAATTGAGTTTCTGGCATAGCCGAGCAGAGAAATCTGAAGCCAGTAGGTGAAAGGTAATTTATATTATCTGAACCGCGTACGCCGGTGGATTTTTTTGCCATTGATACCTCGTGAGCATAAAAAAAGGGTAAAGAATCTAAGACCCCTTACCCTTATTTATATCACTTAATTTAATACAAGATTACATCAAGTTTGTAACAAGACATCGTCTGTAATAAACATTAGTATTATAAGTGAGTGATCCATCACTAGAAGCAGCAGATCCAGTAGAGAAAGGATTAGACACCATACCATAACGTGTCTTAAATCCAATCTTTGGCTGAAAATTATTCTCACCAACCGCACGTACCATTTGTAGTGGAACGTATGGGCAGTAGAAAAGTCCTGCATCATATGCGCTAGAACCTTTATATCCTAGTACAAACCAATTTGTATCTTGGATTGTTGCATATGGATCAACATATACTTTATAACGACCATTAAGTGTACCAGCGAATGTTGATTGTGTGTCATCAACGTTCAAGGCATCGTTACCGGAAAGAGCAGGTGTGTAATCAAGTACACCAGCCATTTGCAATGCGGAAGCAACATCCGAAGAAGTCATAAGGATATTACCTTTTCCTCTACGTGTGTCGTGCCCGATAGCATTAGCTTCGCGCTCTATCTGGAACATCAGTCCCTTGAATTTTTCAACCATCCAACGACCGTTTGAATCAACATCCATATCGAATGTTCCGGCTGTGGCTACGTTGTTCTGGGCACCAGTTTTGGCGTTACCATAAATTGTGCGGATAACTTCGCGGTTAATCTCTGCCAAAATTTCTGAACTCAAAATATTTGAGAGTTCGGTTTCAGCATCAAGACCATGAATTGCTTTTAGGTCTTGGGCGAGTTCCATTGTGTACTCACCTTTGAGCGCGCGTGTTTTCGCTGTAACAGTTACCTTATCGATTGAGAAGGCCATTTCAGCAAAAGCATTTGAAGCCGAATCGCCAAGTGCTTCACCAAGTGCCGTAGTCATTCCACGACCAGGTAGATATGCAGTTGAACTTGAAGCGGCTGCCGCAGGGTTACCATTAGCGGTATGTGCAGATGTACCATCAGCGTCAGTACCAGAAATACCAGAATCAGCTTCATTGAAAAGTGATTCTGAACCAGATTGACTTGCATAACGGGACTTCATGGCGAAAATTAAGCCAGTCGGACCTGTCATAGGTTGAACACCGCAAACATCGTATGCGATTAAGAGAGGCATACTTCTGCGAACCAAGGAAATAAGTACAGGGTCATAACCCTTAATATTTCCAGCTGTAGTACCCATTCCGGCACCAACTGCGTTCCCAGGAGCGTCCTCAAATAAAATAGTAGATCCGCCTTCTTCCATAATTGATTTTTCCTCATTCTCTAACAAAACAGCTGTTACTGCTTTCCTATAAGAATCTTTAATAGGGGGAAGATCAGGATGGTCGAGTACGGGACCCCATTTTTCTTGTAAGGTTTCAGACAAATACATTGTTATTCTCCTGTATGTATTTTATTTTAGTAAATTTAAATTTAAAAAAAATATTATCTAACATGTCTTGAGATAGCAGACATATAGTGTTCCATACCTTCTTGTATGGGTGCTTTTTCGCTTTCTTCGTCATTATTATGTGATTCAATGTCTTCGACCAGAGCAACTTTCTTTTCTTCCGAAGGAAAGTAATTTTCTTTAAGGACTTCTACTTTTTGTTCAAAATCCTCTGCATCATCAGCATCAACATTTTCTGCTAATTCTGCAACTTTTTCTTTCTGGGTCTCAGTAAGGTCTTTCGTCAATGACGATAAAACTTTTTCTTTTTTAACTTTTGTAAGTTCTGACTGAATGTCAACATTATTACTAATTTGCTCATTCAGTTCTGATTCTAAGGATTCAACCTTATCAAACAGATCATCTACTACATCAACCTTCTCATCTGGAATTGTAATGTAGTGTTCTGTGAAAAGATCTTTTAGTCCAACGAGGAACCCTTCGGTCAATTCTGAGCGAATTCCTTTTTCGATGGCTAATTGATTATCTTTTACCCATTCTTCGGAAACATAGTTGAGATAATTATCAACTTTTTCTACGATTTCTTGGATATATGAATCAAGTTCTTCGGATAATCGTTCTTGCATTTGCTCTTCAAGTTCTTGTTCCTTGCCGAGAACAACCTGATTAACTTTAGCTTGAACAGATGCTTCAAAAATAGTACTTGCCTTTACTTTGAAAGCATCAGAAAGATTTTCACCTTCGGTTAAAGCATCGATATCATCTTGAACATCAATGGGTGAAGAATCCTCTACGTCTTCTGAACCCTCTTGAATTGTTAGGGTACTAAGAATAGATTCAAAATTAGTTGCAATCTGATCTTTTTTCAGTTTGCCTAATTTTTCATAGACGGCAGCCATCATACCAGATTTGGTTTTTGGCATTTCATCTTCTTCTTTTACTTTAGCCATTGGTTCACCCTTATCAGAGTTCTTAGCTTTTCCCTTAACAGGATTACCCATTGCAGTACCGGAACCTTTAACTTCAGCAGGCGGCGAAACATCCGCGGCTTTTTCGCCCTTGGGACCTTCACCATCTTTTCCACCTTTATTAGGTGCGGGTTGATTTTTACTATCCTCTTGAACCTTACGTGCTTCCTGAACAAGACCTATCTCTTCCAACAATTCATCAGTCTCAGTGGCCGATAGCCCCTCATCTTCGCATTTTGATTTAATTTGTTCAACGAGTTCTTCTCTTGCCTCGCCGTCTAATTCTAATGCTTGTTGAGCTAATGTTTCTAGTTCGTTCACACTATTGGCAAGAGTCTGCTGCTGTTCGGCAGTTTCTTGTTCAGACATTTGCATTCTCCTTTAGAATATCTTTTTAGAATATTTGTTACTGGTATTATTTATAACATTAAAGCCTTGACATAAACTTTTCAAAGGATGAAACCAAGGCTGATTCATCCGGTCTAACTTTTATAAATTCTTTAACTATTTCATCTTTAATTTCTTGAACATCTGCTTCTTTTAAAAGTCCATTATTCCAAATCCATTCTCTGCCTTCCATGATACCTTCTACGAAGGCCATGGGCGCTGAGGGATCTGCAACAATGTCTCCAGCTGTTGCAAGATGAAAATCATTTTGTACGATTTGGGAACCACCTAACGATTTTAGTGAACCCATTCCTCTAGAACTTACTCCTAATTTAGCACCTTCATCAATTAAATTTTTGACAATTTTACCATATGGAGTTTCCATAATTTTTGCTTTTCCAATAAAATTTGCACCATCTTGTTTGAGTTCCTTAACCATATGTGAAACTCTTTCAAGATTTATCTGAGGTCCGTCCGGATGCCCCAATTCGCCAAATGCTCTATTGGTATCAATATATTGCTTAGAATACCTAGATACTTCATTTTGCATGGTTTCTAATGGATAAACTCGTCCGTTTCTATTTTTTTGTTCTGCTTGTAAAAATACACCTTTGATGTAGTAACTTTTTTGATCTGTAGAATTATCCTTCTCTACAAGCATTTCAACGTCTTCCATTAATTCGCAAATGAGTTTCATTTAATTCCTTATCTGAAGGCAACTTTGGTTAAAAATACACCGGCATTTGCCGCAAAAATTTGATCTGTAGGATCTTTTTCAATAAATGCCTCTGCACCACCTGCCATCCAGAAGCTACCTATCAAAACATCGCCTACAGTTTCTATGGTAACTAGATAATTAGTAGTTGTATTATTAAATGCTCGAACGCAAGTTGCTGAATCTACGTTGTCTCCCGCACCGGTTTGTACCGCGGCTGGTGCTGATACACCTAAAGCTTTAATCAATCTCATTGTTAAATATCCTAACTCGTGTTGTTGTTTTATTTATACAATTTCTTCGGCTATGATTCTGATTCATTTTTATCAAATAAATTAGAATTAAAATCTTTTTTTAATTCGGCTATACGATCCGAAGTTTTATCTTTTAAAATGCCCAATGCCATGTCGCGCGCGTTGTATTCTTTTCCACATAATATGTCGTTAACCATATCCGCTATATTTTCTCTACTTCTATTTTCCAACACTTTTTCTTTTCCTATTTGGTAAGCTATATACTCTTCCTCCTGTGAGCATTTCCGGTTTAAC